CCGGTGTTGGTGCCTCCATGTTATGGGGGAAATCAACTCGATCTCAGATTTTCAAAGTACTGTCGACAGATGTAAAATTTTTGTTAGATGTAAGTGTGAGTGAGAAAGTGATACCAGGTTTTAGTGGTATCAAACTTCAGGAAAATTTTCATAGTAGTACGCCGAATAAAAGCAATCTGGTACCAACACCATTGTTTGGGGTTTTCCCTATTCAAAGGTTTCCAGCTGAGCTAAATAAGTTTGGGCCACATACTATCAAGGACGTTTGTAAAAAGTCTTTTGCTTCGATTGCGGATGTTAACTTTAGCGAGTTAAAATTTGCGAGAAAGGTGATGGACGCTATTATTCCAGAGTATACCGATTTGCCAGAGCAAGAAATTGTGGCTGGTAATGATTGGTTGGCTGGTTTGAATAAAGAAAGCTTCAATGGTAAGTTTTGTGACTCAGACAAGGCTGTGTATATAGATTACCCTAACGCTGCTTTCACCCCACGGTTCCGTCGAGAAATTGATGCATTGATCTCTTCAATAAATGCAGGTGATATCGATCTGAAGGATATAGTGTGGTGTGAAAGTTTAAAGGATGAGTTGCGCTCAGAAACCAAATGCGGTGTGCCGAGAAGTTTTAGAATCTCAAGATTACATATCCAAGTTTTAACGAAGATGTGTTTTGGAAAGATGATTGAACTTCTCATTCAACAGCGTGTGTTTCATGGGATTATGGTCGGAATGAATCCTTTTATAGAATGGGAATCTATCTATAAAAATTTTTCAAAGTGTGTGCGAGTGTGGGATTTGGATTTTAAAAACTGGGATGGTAAAATGCTACCTCAGGTCCAAACCATGTTGAATGAATGTATGTTAAATCGTTATAAAGGTGACTATCCAATAGTTGCTGAATTTTTGTTAACTAGTTTAATTTATTGTTCTGTTTCTGTTAATGATGATGTGTTAATGACAAACCATTCCATGCCAACGGGAAGTTTTTTAACAGCTTATTATAACAGTTTAGTTAATAAGGCTCTGAAAGCGATGTGGGCTACCAGAAATGGTATCTCCACCGTGACCGCTTTTTTTGAGACCATAGAAGATATTGTGTATGGTGATGACACCCTTACTGGCGTAAAGAAAGACCTTCCTTGTACGAGTAAAT